ACCTCGTCCCTGCCGGTGAGGGCCTGGCCGACCTTGCGGGCCGTGGCTATGGCGGCCTGTTGCAGGATCGGGGCCAGGGTCTGGCTGGTCTCCTCGGCCCAGCGGGCGGCGCTGACGACACGGTCCTGGTCGAGGTCGGCGTCGACGCGGCGCACGTCGTCGTCGTTCTCGGGCTCCCAGTACCGCGTGTACTTGCGGATCTTCGGTGCGCGGAGCCGGGCGAGTATGACGCCTTCCTGCCTCGCGAGGAGCGCGGTGACGGCTGCGGCCACGGCCATGGACAGGGCGTCGAAGTCGTCGTCGGTGACCTCGTATCCGTCTCCCTCGGGCAGGGCCTTGGTCTCGATCGAGGCGCGGGCGGCGTCGACGTCCTCGGCGGCGTCTCCGGGCAGGGCGGTGTTCTGGGTGCTGCGGGCGCGGTCGACGTCGGCGGCCGCGTCGCCGGGGCCGCTGTCGGTCGTGGTAGCGCGGGCCGCGGCGACGGCGTCGGCGGCCGTCGAACCGGCTGGCAGGGCGAGGGTGGCGCCCCGGGCCCGTGCGGCGGCAACGTCCGCGGCGGCGCTCGGTCCAGCGTCCAGAGCGCGGGCGGCGGCGACGTCGGCGGCCGCGGTGTCCGGAGCAGTGCCCGGGGGGAGTGGGGCGCCGGTGGGCGCGGCGCCGGGCGTTCCCCCCGCGGCCGGGTCGGGGCCGAGGCCCAGCGCGGCGGCGTCCTGCTCGTTGGCGGGCACGGGTGCCTTCTGGGGGGAGATCCACAGGGCCCGGGACTGCGGGACGTTGAATGCCGGCCGCCCCGCGATCTCCCGGTACTCGTCGATCGTGATGAGCCCGGCTTCCCACTCCTTGCGGGCTTCCTCACGGGCCTGGCGGCGGGGGAACTCCAGCGCCTGAACGCTGGAGGTGTCGAAGCGGACGATCCACTCGTCATCGAGGTCCGGGTCGAACCCGGAGGCGATCAGGTTGAGGTGGGGCAGCTCCGTGTGGTCCCAGAAGTTGTATTCCTCGCGGTCGGCGTTCGCGTAGGTCCGCTCGGAGGCGTTGCCGACGATGCTCTCGGGGACGCCGAACGCGGCCAGGATCTCGCCCTTGGCGGTGCTGGACAGCGTCTCGTACGCCATCTCGCGCGGACGGGCGGAGGTGTCGACGTAGGTGACGCCGCCGGGGCCGGTGCCGACGAGGGTGAGCTGGCCGGCGTTGTGCGCGCCGGGGGCCAGTCGCTTCTGGATGCGGTCGACTTCGCGCTGGTCGACGCCATCCAGGTCGATACCGACGATTCCGCCTGGTCTGCCGTCATTGTCAATAAAACTGATGTTGTATGTACGGGCCTTGACGTCCAGGTCGATGGACAGGCCCGCCGCTTCGAGGGGGGTGACGCCACAGAAGGGGTCGGTGGGGTGGGGGTCCCTGATCCAGATGACGTGCTTGGGCAGCAGCTCCCGGACGTGGCCGCTGTAGTCCGTGAACTCGAAGTGCTTCACGTAGTCGGCGTTGCGGTCGTCGGGGATGATCTGGACGCGGTCCGGTGGGAGCAAGTCGAGGCGTACGAGGGTGCCGCCGCGGCTGTAGGTCTTCTCAATGAAGACGCCCTTCTTCGACAGAAGGAGCTGCGCGCTCAGCCGCTTCTTGAAGACGTCGCCGGTCTCCAGCGGGTTGGCCTTCTTGTTGAGCAGCTTCAACAGCGGGTGGCTGTCGAGGGTCTCCTCGAAGCGGCGTTCGTCGCCGCCACGCCCGATCTGGATCGGGAGGGTGCTGGCGTGCTTGCTGATCGCCTCGATGGACTTGAAAGTCCAGATGGAGCGCTCGTAGCCCTCGACGATGACGCGTTCCATGTCCCAGCCGTCTGCGCGGCCAGGCGTGCCCCACACGTTTGTGACGCCGGCGTACGTCATCGACACGTACGCGTTGCCCGCGAGCAGGTCCTTCGCCTCGACGGGCGGCGGTGGGGGAGCGGCGGAGCGCGGGACGAGGAGTCCGCGGAGCGCAGGAAGGAACTGGCGGGGCATCAGGCGGCCCCCTCGTCCTCGTGCTCACGGGTGGTGAGCCACAGGCCGACGAGCACGACCGCCAGGAAGACACCGATCCAGCCCAGGGGGACACAGAGGGCGAACGCACAGCCGGTAAGGCCGCCGTACCCGAGGAGGCAGACGGCGCCGCGGGCGATGTGCGCCCATCGCGCCGCGGTCGGCTTCGGGCGCATGAGCATGCCCGTGGTGAGGAGGCCGGCCATGGCGGCGGAGAGTCCGGCGGCCCAGTGGAGTGCGCCCAACGCCACGAGGACGCCGAGCAGGCCGAACGCGGTGAGGAACAGGCCGGCGGCTTCACGCGCGAGCGCCCAGGAGGTTCGCTGAGTAGTCACGCCGCGCACAGTGGACAGCGAGCGGCGTTAGTGTCGCGTGGTCAGCGCGGGGGCCGAGACACGCCTCCCATGTAGGCGTCGATGCCGCGGCGCTGGATGCGGCCGCCGGGGACGACCCGGGCGTTCCTGGGCGGGACGGGGATCTTCCGCTTGGCGCGGGTGCTCTGGTCTCCGCCGATCAGGTGCCGGTTGTCGATCTTCGCTGAGCAGTCCTGGCCGGTGACCTCGTCGTACGGGCGTCGGCATCCCTTGCAGTAGACCTCGAGCGCGTCTATGCGCTGGCCCTCGGTCGCCTTGAAGCTGCCGCGGTAGTCGGCCACTTTCGCGATCTTCGGTATGACCTCGATCTCTGCGGCCACGACCCAGACGTGGGAGAGGTCGGGCTTCTCCTCCTCGGCGGGGGGTGCGGGCGTGCCTTCGGGGTCGGACTCCACCAAGGTCTTGGTCTCGGGCGCGGGTGCAGCGTCCTCCGGGTCAAGCCAGGAGAACAGAGACTCCTGCAGGTGCGACCTGCCGGTCTTGGACGAGAGGGGAGCTGTCGCGGTAGTCACCGTTCCTCCGGGTCGCTGCGGGGTTGACGTAAAGCGTCAACCCCCTTCACAGCCCAAACGTCAACGACCGTGATCTGTTACACGTCGCGCTCCGCTCAGTCCTCTACCAACCGTGCACCGAGAACGGTTCGTCCTTGTGCCAGTGGGGCTCGCCCCGGGTGCGGCCGCGCAGGTGACGGCGGCCGCACCCGGGAAGCGCTACGCGGCGAGGGCCGGGGGCACTTGGGCCTGCACGACCCCGCCCTCGATGCAGGCCGTGTCTCCGGTCGCCAGGGCCTGCAGGCTGACGAGGAGACGCGTCCGCCCGGTCGGCCACTGGTCAAGGAGCTGGAGGGTCGGCATGACGCGTACGGTGGCCCGAGGGTCCCGGTACACCAGGCTCGTCACCGCGCCGTGGGTCATGGGCGCAGCGGCCATGACGTGGGTGATCACCTTCCTGCGTCGCGTCTGCACCCAATCGACGGCGACGCGCCGCAGGAGCCGCAGCCCGCCGGAGGGGTCGGCGAGCACCCGGTAGCCGGCTTCTTCCGGCGTCTGCCCGTCGTACACGCCGCCCACGGGAAGCATCAGCATGCCGCGGAGGTCGACGACGGTGATGCAGTCGGCGCCGACCGGGACGAGCAGCGATACGCCGATCACCGGCGGCCGCCAGTCCTCGTAGGGGGAGTGACGGCGCTGCGCTGGCACGGTGGCCGTTGCGGTGGGCATCAGGCCGGACCGTCCTGCACGGCGGCCATGATTTCGTCGAGGTGCCGGGGCTGGCTGGTGCTAGGGATGGGCGCGACGTGAGAGCCCTGGGAGAGGAGCCAGTGCAGCGGGGCGGCAGGCCCGTTGGACCGGGCCAGGAGACCGGCGTCCAGCGGCCGGTAGGCCACGTACGGGATGTTGAGGTCGGCGCACATCTCCACGGCCGGGTCGTGGCGGTCGGTGGTGTTCAGCACGTTCTGCACCGCGGCGACGGGCCGGTACTTGAGCACGTACCGGATGTCCTCGGGCGTGACCTTCGACAGGCCGAGGTGACCGATCTTCCCCTCGTCCTGCAGGGAGTGCAGCACGGCGATCTGGTCGTCACGCGAGACCTCGGGGTCGATGCGGTGCAGGTAGCACAGCTCCAGCCGCTCCACCTTCAAACGGCGCAGGCTCGCTTCCACGCAGGCCCGCAGGTAGAAGGGGTTGCCGAGCGGTTTCCACTGACCGGGGGCGGGGCGGACCATGCCGACCTTCGTGGCGATCAGCACGTGCTCCGGGTAGGGGTACAGCGCTTCGCGGATGAGGTGTTCGACGGTGTGGGGGCCGTAGGAGTCGGCGGTGTCGATGTGGCTGATGCCGTGGGTGTGGACGGCCTGTCGAAGCACGCTGAGCGCGGTGTGGCGCTCGTCCGGATCGCCCCACGTGCCGGGGCCGGTCAGGCGCATGGTGCCGAAGCCGAGGCGGGAGACGGTCTTCCCGGCGATGGTGATGCTGCCGGCGGGCGGCGCGAGGGTCATACGAGTTCCTCCTTCAGACAGCGCTGAACGGCGACGTCCACGGCGTGGGCCTGGCTGTCGGGGTCGCTGGTCACCCGCTGGTGAGGGATGACGTCGTTGGCCAGGAGACGGTGCACGCGGTCGTCGACGAGGCGCCGGAAGGTGGCGTCGTAGTCGTGGCTAGTGTCGACGGGCACGCTCTCGTCGAGCACGGTCGCGAACAGCAGGTCGTACTTGGGGAGCTGCGTGGAGGCGAGGGTCAGCAGCCGATCGCGTTCGAGCCGGGGCGGGGTCTCGGCCCGGAACGCCATCGCGGCCTCGAAGTAGGCGATGGCGTCGTGGGCGGCGCGGTCGATGAGGACGACTTCGGCGCCCTGGGCGGCGGCGTTCGTCTCGTCGAGGATGCCCTGGGCGATGATCCACTCGGTGGACTGGGCGGTGTGGTGCTGCATCTTGGGCAGGCCGGCCGCGGCGGCGCGCTTGCCGAGTTGTCCGGTGCGCGCCACGGTGACGCCGTGGCCGCGCAACTCCATCTCTATGCGCTTCAGGAGCGTCGTCTTGCCCGTTGAGTGGGTCCCGAGTACGGCGATCCGGAGGGGCTGGGAGGAGGAAGTCACCACAGGGTGGGGTCCTTTTCTGGTTCGGGGGCGCCGGGCAGGCCGGGCGGCACGGCCGCGGCGACCAACTGGTCCCAGGTGTCATAGCGGGAGGCCATGGCGATGAGGAGCTGCGCCGTGGCGAAGGCGTCGAAGGTGGCCCGGTGTCGGGCGCCGGGGGCTTCTCGCAGGTCGGGCTGTACGTGCTCGATGAGCCTGTCCAAGCTGTACTTGCCGAGGTCAGGGAAGACGTCCTTGGCCAGCCGGAGCGTGTCCAGGACGCCCGCGGGCTTCCAGCCGGGCAGGTGCGCGCTGAGCACGCGGTAGTCGGTGTGCGCGTTGTGCGCGCACATCCACGTGTTGCCGAGGAAGGCGTGTACCTGGCTCGCGACTTCAGCCCATGCGGGCTTGTCGGCCAAGTCGCTGTTGGTCAAGCCGTGGACCCGGGTGGCGAAGGGAGTGACGGGGTGGTTCGGGCGGGTCAGCCACCAGCCCGCGGTGCTCTTGTCGGGGTGTCCGTCCCGGACGGGCAGCGCGGCGACTTCGACGAGGTCGGGCGGATTGGTGCCGTTGCCTTCGACGTCGACGACGAGCAGCGCGGGCCAGGTGGCGAAGTTCATGCTGTCTTGGGTCCGTCCTCCGCCTCCCAGCCGATGGGGGCCCGGCCGTGCTGGCGGTAGTGGTGGGGGTTGCTCCGGTCGTGGCACTGGTAGCCGAAGCCGTGCTGCAGGTAGTAGCGGGGCGGCTCGTCCAGTCCCTCCACGACGATGGCACGGTCGTTGACCTCGACGTCGCCAACCGCTCCCAGGGCGCGTGCTTCGCGCTCGACGGTGTCCAGCGGTGGCCTGACCCAGGACTTCTTGCATAGGGCGATCTGTTCGGGCGGGCAGATGTCGCACAGTTCCCGAACGCCGTAGTGGCCGTTGTAGTCGGCCTCTCCCCAGGCGTAGGCGACTCCGCAGCTCGTCTTGCGGAACAGCGTGCCCCAATCGGCGCCGCCGGCGGCCTTGTGCAGGTCGAACGCGTCCAGGATTCGCTGCTCCGCCTGCTCGGGCATGATCTTCCGCCGGGCCGTGTCCTCGTACGGCACCGGCATGCCGTGGCCCTCGTAGTACGCCTTGATCTCGTCGCGGAAGAACAGGCCCGTGAAGACGGTGGCGTGCGCGTGCAGGGACAGTTCGCGGGCCCGCTCGATGTGCTCGTCGGAGTCGTTGAGGCCGGGCACGATCGGCCGCCAGTACAGGACGGTGCGGTAGTTCTCGGCGTGCTCGTACAGCATGCGAAGGCTGTCGGCGGCGTATGTGGAGTTGACGGGCTCGATCTTCGTGTGGTCGATGCCGGAGTGGGTGACGAGGACCGTCAGCCGCAGGTGCTTGAAGGAGTTGAGGACGGCGCAGTCCTCCGCGCTCACCCGCCACCGGGTGATGACGAGGACGTGGTTGGTCAGGCCCTGCTCGTCGAGCAGCCGCAGGACCTCGAACGTGTGGGGCTTGACCACCGGCAGCATCGGGTCGGTGGCCCGGTTGAATACCTGGATGGGGGTCTTGTGCGGCCTCAAGTAGGGGTGGCCGACCAGCAGGGCGACGGCGGCTTCGTCGCTCATCAGCGCCCGCGGCGTCTTCATCTCGAAGTTGTCGAACAGGTGCCGGACGCAGTAGCCGCAGTCCAGCGGGCAGCCGACGACGTGGTTTAGCGACAGACCTGACTTGCGGTACTCGATCACGTCGGCGAGCCCGGGGCTGAGGCTGCTGATCTGCTCGGGGCTCAGGAGGGGCAGCATGCGGCGGCGCGGTATGGAGGGAGCAGTCACGGGGACCTCCGGGGGCGGGGGGCGGTTAGCGGGGGGTGCGCATGGTCTGGAGGGGTACGCCGGCCGACGGGGCGGTGAGCAACATGCGGCGGCGGGCGCCGTACCAGGTGCCGAAGTCGCGGCGGGCCGCGTCCGCGTCGTCGGAGGTGTGCACCAGGTTGTGCACGAGGCGCTTTTGGTCGAGAGCGGCGTCGAGGCTGTCGTTGCCGAGGTCGCCGCGGATGGTGCCGGCAGCGGCGCGGGTGGGGTCGAAGTGCCCGATGAGCTGACGGAGCCGGCCGTGAATGCCCGGCTCGCCGTACGCGAGGGCGACGGTGACCTGCTTGCCCGCGTACGCGTCGTCCAGGCACGCAGGAATGTCGCGGTCCGGGAAGTGGTCGGCATCGACCAGGAGATCCCAGTAGTGCACGTGGGCTTGCCACGGCTGCACGGTGACGTCGATCCGGTTGGCGATCGTGGCACCGGCGGCGGCGATCCGGTCGAGTACGGCGTCGACCAGGCCCCGCGAGACGGCGTCCGGCTTGCACAGGACGACCGAGCAGCGGTCGAAGTCGGTGACCTGCAGGCGGCGGCCCGGCCCGTACCACGTGCCGTACTCGCGGCGGGCCCCGGCGGGATCGTCGGAGGTGTGCACCAGGTTCCGCACGAGGCGGTTCTCCGCCCGCGCGACGGCGACGCTGTCGTCGCCCAGGTCGCCGCGGATCGTCCCGGCCACAGCGCGGGTCGGGTCGGTGTGGCCGATGAGCTGCCGCAGTCGGGCGTGGATGCCCGGTTCTCCGTGCGCCAGGGCCAGCGTGACGGGCTGCCCCGCGTAGGCGGCATCGATGTACGCGGGCAGGTCGCGCATGTCGCGGCGGCCGGTGTCGGCGAGCATGTCCCGGTAGGCGACGTGCGCCTGCCACGGCTGGGCGATGACGTCCATGCGGTCGGTGACGGCGAAGCCCGCGGACGAGACCGTCTCAAGGATGCGGGAGGTCAGCCCGCGCGCCACGGCATCGGGCTTGCACAGGATGACAGCCCACCGGTCGAAGTCGACCCCGTCCACCACGGCGCCGCTCATCGGCTTGCCCGCGTTCACTGCGCGCCCCCGTCGACCGCCGCGGCGCAGGCCGGCCACTTGCGCGCCATCAACCAGCGCAGGCCCGGGTCAAGGGCGTGCAGGAGCGCCGGATCAACGGCGTCGACCTGATCGTGCTGGATCTGCCGGTACAGCTCGAACAGCATCACGACCTGTTGCCAGTACGGATGCAGGTCGAGACGGTTCTGGATGTGAAGCGCGGTGTAGCGCAGTTCGTTGGTGCGCAGCGCCTCTTCGTGGACCAGCAGGCCCTCGATGGTCGCCGCGGTGGTGTCCTCGGGCATGGACGGGAAGGCGAAGTTCACTGCCGAGCCGCCGGCTGCCTCGTCCAGCACACGACGGACACGGTCGGCGTTGTGATTGTTGACGTGCGCGGAGCCAATCGTGTGCGTGTACGTGCCCAGGTGCAGCCCAAGTTGGATGGCCACGTACTCCTGGATCATCGTGAAGGAGAACACGTCGGACAGCAGGCCGCAGTCGAGATCGTTCGCCCGCATGTTGCAGACCATGTGCAGGTGGCCATCACGGGGAAGCAGGTGCAGGCCGGCGAGGCAGGCGACGTCAGGGTTGGAGCGGTCGGCGAGTTCGGCGGCCGAGAACACGGGCAGATAGCCACGCTTGCTGTCGGGCTCGTTCAGCAGCAGCTCGACAACGAGGTCGAAGGGAGACTGCCCCCCGTCGGCCGAATTGAAGAGGGTGTAGCCGTACGCAGATCCACCGAGGTGGATGCCATCCACGCTGCTGGAACGCATGGACGGCGCGTAGTAGCCGATCATCTCCAAGTCGCGGCGGCCAGCGAGGTACCAGAGCGCTTCGGCGAACTGGAAGACCGGGTTGGCCTTGCGTTCGGCCAGGTAGGGCAGCCGCTGGCGCGGGTCGGGCAGACGGAAGCTGACACCGATCACCTCGCGGGCCGCGTTGCCGCGAGCGTCGATCTGATGCTCGGGTTCCTTCGTCGCGAGCTGCAACAAGGCCACGTAGGCGTCACTGACGCTGGGAAAAGTGGGCGCTGTGAGCAAGGCACTCTCCTGAGAGGGGGTGGAGGCTGCTACCTGCCCGATCGCCGCAGAGTCAGTGTCGTGCGGCGACCGGGCAGGGGGTCTAGGCGGCGGGCGGGACCAGGTCCTCGAGCAGTTCGTGCAGACCGACGACGCGGAACGACTGGAGGCGGCGAACGAGCTGCGAGGCCAGAAACGTTCCGATGTTCGGGTGGCCGTATGGCAGCGGTGCGTCCGGCTGCGCGACGACTTTCACGCCGCCGCGTTCGTCACGGCCGTACAAGGTGCCGTGAACGCCGTATAGGGGCGCGCTCCTGGCTAGGAACACCATGGGGTTGTCCTCCAGGTGCGGGCAGAGCAGCGCGGCGGCACGAGCGTGTCTGCGGCACACGGGCGGTTGGTTCGTGAGGATGCTCGGCTGGGTTGGGTCTTGGCCCCGAGGACCGGAGAGGAAGATGAACCCGAGCGGCGTGCGGGCGGGCCGCGCGCAAACCTGACAGAGCATCGTCTGCATGCACGCCATCTGCCGGTGGGGGTGCATTAGTTTCCACTGCGGCTCACCAGTGATCCGGCCCTGGGCATCGACGGGGTTCCAGCCGCACCGGGCCCACAGAGCGCCGCGCGGGTCGCGGTCCCGCAGGTCCTCGTCCGCGTAGTACAGCCGCGGGCCGGCCGGATGCCGGGTGATGATGAGGTTGTCCGGCGCTGCGTCCTCTCCAGCCCTCTGCGTGATGTAGGGAACCAGGGAGAGGTTCTTGTCGCTCGGCTCAATGGCTCGCGGGTTGTACGCGAGTCTGAGGGACGGGAAGGTCACGGCTCCTCCGTAAGGCACTGGTTGGCCACCAGCAGTTCGAGGAGTTCGTCGAGCGTCCACGCCATCTGTCGGACGTGGCCGACGGCCCGGCGGTGATCGCTGGGCACTTCCTCGGATCGGATACTGCGCCCCCGAGAAACGAGGTCGGCCACGCGCTTGTCCCGTTCGTCCACCTTGGAGGTGACGGCGAGGTTGACGAGTCGCATCAGGTGGCCGCGGAGCCGCTGCGCGTGCTCGTCGATCTCGTCCTCGGTGGGCGTGTAGTCGTCGAGTACGGCTGCGACGTCGTCGAGTAAGGAACCGTCGACGTACGGGGCCCAGCGCTGCACCTTCTCCAGGACCCGTTTCAGTCCGGCCTCGGTGAAGGGCGGCACGGCGGCACGCACGGGATGGGCCCAGCCGGGGGAGAGGGCGGCGACGGTCACTCCTCCGCCTCCTCTGGCACGGCGAGGCGGCACCACGTCGTCGCGCCGGCGTCCCGCGTTCCCCATGTCCCGCCGCGCGCCTCGACCACCATCTGCACCAAGGCGAGGCCCCGCCCCGACTCCGCGTCTTCGTTGGCCTTCTTGAGCGTTGCGACGCCCGACATGCCGTCGATGACAGCGATGTCCAGGAACCCATCCTTCACGGCCATCTCCAGGCCGATCTTCCGGGTTCCGGTGTGCAGCACCGCGTTGGTCACAAGCTCGGAGACGAGGAGCATCACCTCGTCGGCCAGCGCACCGAGGCCGTGGTACCGGATTCGGGCGGCGGCGATCCGGCGCAGGACACCCACGTAGTGCGCACCTGCCCGTCCGGGCGTGGCGTCAGCGTGGCGGGGGTCGATGTTGACCCACTGGTTCATCACGTCCTGGTCGCGGCGGGGGACCGCGGGGGACGGTCGCACGGCTGTCGTCGTCATCACGTCCTCTTGGGGGATGGCAGGACCGACCGGACTGCCGACACAGCCCTGCTGAGGGGGGTCCGCTCCGGCGGCGCAAGGAGAGCGCCCGCCTCGGAAAGGCAACGTGCAAGCGGGGCGGGACTGGTGAGCAGCGGTGTACCGCCGACGGACTGCTCGCCGTCGGGGGGCACCAGCCAGCGCACGATTCCCGACGTCGGCCGAGGGACGAGCGCTGGCACGAGGATCGCGTGCCCTTCGCCGAGGCACGTCGGCCGGGGGAGCCGGTCGGGCCACTGTGAGGCCGCCATGAGGCTGTACCAGCCCGCCCCGGTGCCACGCGGCACAAGCACGGCCGCGGAGCGGAGGTTGGTGAAGACCACGGCGGGGCCCAGCGGCTGCTCGTACTGGTCGAGGAGCCGGTACGCCGCCTCGATCAAGGATCGGTCGGCCAGCACGATGTCGAAGGTCATGCCGCACCCAAGGCGCCGCGGCAGGTGAGGGTTCTCCTGCCACAGGGCAGTGGCTGTCTCCGGGTGGCCCGTCGCCGCGGAGAGCCACGCGGACACGATCTCGTGCTCGGCGATCTCGCGGGTCTGCATGAGCCCTCCCGGCGTCGACGGCACACGCGGTGTGTGCGGCGTGACCCAGTGCAGCGAAGGCGCCGCACAGTGAACAGGTCTTTTCGCCGGAACTCTGCCTGTCTCCTGCCCGCCCTTTATCCTGTCTCTTATACACATCTCTGA